CCGACTCACGCGGGCCTTCATTGCTCTGCCACTCTTCCCGCGTTTCCACGCCTTCCACCAGCAGCTCCACCGGGCTACTGCAAGTGTTAACGATGTTTTCAGCCAGCGAGTCAAACGCCAAACAACTGTAGAACTGTAGCGGCCCGTCTGTCCACGTTCCCGTCTTATCCTTGATCCGGTCGCTAGTGGTGATTGTGAACCGTGTCATGGAGCGCCCGTCACGGGTGCGAGTTAGCGCGGGTGGTTTCTTCGATGATGTAGACCCGAGTAGGGTTACGTGCTTATTAGACATGTTCGACTCCTGTTCTAATTATGTGTGAAGAAAAGCAATGCTAGCGTGGTGTTCTAGCTGCTTCATTGCTTTGTCTATTTTTTCGATGACGCTAGCGGCACGCCCTGAACGTTCCGCCACCTCCAAGTCCCACTTGACCTTTTTAAGGCGTTCATAGGCTTTAGCGTTTACGCCGTATTCCCCCATGTCATCTATCAGGAGGGAGCAGTCTTCCAGCCCGGTTAGGGCTAGCGAAATCGCCACCCAAACGCCGTTTATCTGTTGACCTAGCGCGCCTAGTTGCTTTTTGTGGGCTTCCATCGCCTGCGTTGTTTTTTGTCTCTTCACCTCGGACATGGGAGCGTTTTCCATGTAGACACAGGCGTTGCACAGGCTGTCGTCCATGTCCACCACGTCCCCCATAGCTTGATCTGCTAGCTCTTTCAGCTCCTGTAACACCTTGCCTAGGGACGTGTACGCCTCCCAGAATCCAGTCGGCTCTAGTGGGGTAGTTCCCGCGCTTTGAGTAGTTTCTGCCATTGCTGGCTCCTCTCTTCATTGTTAAAGGGGCCAGAATCGGCCCCAGCTTGCCGCGTGGCGGACTTTTTGTCCCCCCGTGGGGGTTTGTGTGGGTGTGGGGTTTTGGAGGGCTTAAAACCCCCGTTTTTAGGGTGCGCTAGATCGTAGCGCGCCATGTGAGGCGCCCGCATAGGGCCATAAGGCCCAACACACGGCAAACCAGGCTTTGCGCCACAACGGGGGCAACCTACCCCTAGTGTTCCCGTGGCTTCATAGACAGCCTTAGACGGCCTGCCCGTGCTACGCGGCGTCGCCGTCAACTCCCGAACAACCGCGCCCTGGCTGGCCCTTTGCCGCGCGTTCCGGGCTTCATCCAGCACCGCCCCCAAAGGGTTGAGTGGGCCACGGTCCCCGGTCCCGTACACCACCGACACGGCCTTAGCCAGGTATTCCGGCGCAACTCCCGCGCTGGCCAAGACCTGAGTCCAGGCATCGCGCCGTTTGCGCATGGCGTCCACGTCCAAGCCCTGATACCTGTGGTCAAATTCAGCGACCAGGGTTAATAGCTGGGTTGCTACCCGCTTCCAGTCCACCAGGTTCATGTCCGCCTCCTTCCTGCAAAAGATCCCAGAAGCCGTTACGCCCACGGCTAGCGACCGGATTATGCGCCGGGAGGGTTAGCTCATCCTCCCAGCCGTCACGATTCAGCCACGTTGTGGGGTGGGGAATGAACCGGGGGTCGGTGCCCGCCCGCTTGTGATGCTCAGCCAGGGCCACGGCCCCGTCGTGGATCGCATTTGCGGGAGCGCGTTTGACGGCGCGTGTCCACGCGTTGAATGCTTTGCGCTTGCCAATCTTCCTCGGGTACGCCTCATAGAATTTTTGGAAGGCTTCAGAATATGGTTTTTGTTTCGTGGCCGAATCCGCGTCAGCGGGTGAGGTCGAGGGCGCTAGCCCGGTACCGTCCACGTGACTGCCGTCACTGTGTTCGCCGTCACAAGGGATAATAGGGTTATTAATTGGTTTATTAATTGGATTATTAATTGGATTGGGTCTCACAGGCGAGACCCCGTTCCGTCCGTAGCG